AACCGTAACCAGCCCCCCGCCTGGCCCTCACCGATCCGGTGGGGGCCTTCCGCATTCACGAAGGGAAACCCATGGCCGACAAGATCCCGGCGAAGGACTTCGTCCTCGTCATCGACACCCGCACCCAGAAGAAGTCCCGCGTCCCCGCGCACTTCCTCAACCTCTTCCCCTACCTCAAGCCCGCCCACGAACGGCCGGCACCGATCAAGCCTGTGGCAGAACCCAAGGCCCCCACGGCCATCACCAAGAAGGAGAGCTGAACCATGCCTCGCTCACTCGCTGAGGGCCGTACCAAGCTGGCCCTGTTCCCCACCAAGCCCGCCAACCTCAACGCTCTCACCGCGGCAGAGCTGAACGCGGCTCTCGACGCGTCCTGCCGCATCATGGGGTCCGACTACAGCGTCGGCGCGGCGGCATCTGAGACAGTCGACGAGCGCGCACTCTGCACCGACAGCAATGCGCAGGCGCTAGGCGTCTCGAACTATACGTTCGAGATCACGTCGTTCCGCTACTTCACCGCCGACGGAGCCGCCGAAGAGGCGACCACCGGTGGAGATGACCCGGATGACGTCGGCGATTCCGTCTACCAGACGCTCAAGACGAAGGGCACGACGATCTGGGCTGCGGAGCGGTTCACGTCGAAGAAGTCCCGCGAGGACTGGGAGGAAGGCGACGAGTACTCCTGGTTCGAGGTCCTCCTCGACAACCCGCAGGCGTCGGAGCGCACCGGCTACATCAAGGCCCGCCACGTCGGCCTGGTGCAGGATGCCGGCCTGGACCTGAAGGTCGCGACTGCCTGACCCCTCAAGCCCCTCCCTCCCCACCTTTTCCATGCCACGGGCGGTGGGGAGGGAGGCTCAACCCTGCCCGTGGCCACACCCATTCTTGAAGGAGAAGTCCCGTGGCTGAGTTCAACGTCGACGACTTCGTGAGCGGCTTTCGCGCCGCAACAGCGAAGGTCACCATCTTCCAGCGCCCCGATCTCGCAGGCGAGATCAACCACCTCGACCGGCAGATCATGCTCCTCGAGTCCGACCGCGAAGAGGACGCGCCCCTGGGAGAGTCCGACGGTGCGGACGATCTCCGTGAGCAGCGGGACATGCTGACTCGTGAGCTGGAGGAGTCCGCACACACGTTCGTCCTGCAGGCACTGGGCCGTGAGCGTGTGGATGCGATCACGGAGGAAGCCAGGAAGGCATCCAAGGACCGTGCTGATGAGGCGGCGAAGAAGGCGCGTGCGTGGGCGAAGGAACAGCTTACCCGCGACGAGGAGAAGGACACGCAGACGATCAAGGACGCCATGCGCCAGGCCTCCCAGGCCGCGGCGCGGGCGATCATCTTCCACGAGGAGGGCCTCCACGTCCTCGCCGCGGCTCTCATCGACCCGGTGCTCACCGTTGACCAGATGCGCCGCATCAGCGAGGTCATGGGTGAGGGGCAGGTGCAGAAGCTGCAGTCCGCGTTCTACGAACTGACGTCGCGGGATCCGGAGGCGTCCATCCCAAAATCGTCAAGGAGTGGAACGAAGGACGAGGAGACCAGTCTCTGACTGAGGCCCGCACAGCCCGACAGTGGGGTGTCTCGCTGTCGGTGCTGCGCGGGGAGAAGAAACCTCAGTCGAAGTGGACGTTCAAGGACCGCATCATCGCGATGGCCTTGACGGTGTACGAGCAGGGCATCTGCAAGGGATGCGGGCAGCCCCTCGCTCACACGACGGGGGATGACCCGCACAGCTACGAGGTGGAACTCCTCGAGTGCTCTGGGTGCAAGGAGCTGGAGGAGTTCGAGGGCAAGCCCGGTGCGGGCCAGCGCCCCTACCTCGTCCCCGAAGGCTGACTCACTCGGTCACGGTCGCAGTCACCCGTGCGTCGTCATCGCTGTCAATGAACCCGGTGCAGCTCCACGTGAATGATGACGGACCGCCGAAGCTGTTCGTGGCGGTCCCGGTGCCTTCAACCTTCCACGTGTTCCCGTCGCGATCCCCAGCGACCACACCGGTGTCTGTCAATGACGCGGAGGACGGGTCCTTGAGCTGCTGCTTCACAGCCGTGTAGCAGGCAGTCCCGACCTCCTCGGCCTCCTGCTCTTCACTCATCGGCGTCACTGAACCCCAGATCAGCAGGATCACGAAGAGCGCCACCAGCGTGAGCGGCGCCCAGATGCACCCGAGCTTGAGACACGAGTCGAATCCATCGTTCGCATTGTCTGACTTCTCGGGCTCTGCGTTATTGCTCGCGGGCGGGATCTTCTTGCTGCTGAATCGGCTACTCCGCCACTTCCTAGACAACGACTTCTCACCAGCCGTGTCTAGCCATTCCCGTTTTCTCTCCATACCCGAATAGTCCCATAGGAGGTCGTGTTGGAAACTCGCAGCCTCAAGGCCGTTCTCCGTGCAGAGGTCAATCACTTCAAGGCCGACATGGCCGCAGCGGGGAAGGCGGCAGAGGACGCTGCGAAGAAGACCGAAACGTCCTGGGACAAGTCGACATCCCGACTCGGCACTCTGACGAAGCAGGCCACCCAGTACAGCAGTGAGATGACCCAGGTCGGCACCGCCGTTGCAGGGTTCGGCGCGATCGTCGTCGGAGGGCTGGGCCTTGCAACGAAGGCCGCAGTGTCCTGGGAATCCGCATGGGCGGGCGTCCTCAAGACCGTCGACGGCACACCCCATCAGCTCGCGAAGATCGAGCAGGGCCTGCGGGACCTCGCCAAGACCCTTCCCGCCTCGCATGAAGAGATCGCCGCCGTCGCTGAGGCCGCAGGCCAGCTAGGCATCCAGACGGACAACGTCGTGTCGTTCACGAAGACCATGATCGACATGGGAGAGGCCACGAACCTCTCCGCTGAAGAGGCCGCCACCAGTCTCGCCCGGTTCATGAACATCATGGGTACGGGGCAGAAGGACGTCGGCAAGCTTGGCGCCGCAGTCGTCGGGCTGGGCAACAACTTCGCGACGACAGAGGCTGAGATCGTCGAGATGTCCATGCGCATCGCCGGTGCAGGACGGCAGGCCGGGATGTCCGAGGGTGACGTCCTCGGCTTCGCGACCGCACTCTCCTCGGTGGGTATCGAGGCGGAGGCCGGCGGTACCGCCATCTCGCAGGTGATGAAGCGGATGGGCAACGCCGTCGCTGACGGTGGCGACTCCATCAACGAGTACGCCCGCATCGCCGGAATGTCTGCGAAGGACTTCGCTGACGCTTGGGGCGATGACTCTGCGGGCACGATGGCCCGGTTCATCGCTGGGCTGCAGGGTGCGCAGGCGAACGGTGAGAACGTCAACGCGACGCTCTCCGATCTCGGCATCACGGGTATCCGCGAGTCGGATGCTCTGCTGCGTCTGTCGTCCGCGAACGACGTCCTCGTGTCGTCGCTCAAGATGGGCAATGACGAGTACGAGCGCGGCACTGCCCTCGCGGAGGAGGCAGCGAAGCGGTACGAGACGGCTGAGTCGCGGATACGCATGGCGGGCAATGCACTCAAGGACGCCGGTATCGAGATCGGCGCGACGTTCCTGCCGATGCTCGCGAACGCCGCAGATGCCGTCGTCTCGCTGACCGAGGCTGTCGATCGAGTCCCTGCCCCGGTTGTGAAGGTCGGAGCTGCACTCGCTGGGGTTGCGGGGACTGCCGCTCTCCTGGCTGGCGGAGCGCTCATTCTGATCCCGCGGCTGGCGGAGACCGTGACCGCTGTGACGACTCTGCGCACTGCGGCCGCTAACTCCACGGGCGTCCTGGGGAAGCTCAACGGCTCACTGGGTCGCCTCCGTGGGATCGCGACGACCGCCGCAGTCGGACTCACTGCAGTCGCGTTGGCAAGTCAGCCCCTCTCCGAGTGGGGAAACAAGGCCGTCGCCGCGACGGGCGCGCAGGCGGACGCGCTGCAGCTGCTGTCCGGGCAGATCGCGGCCAGCAAGATCGACATCTCGACGTTGAACGAGGCGTTCACCGATCTCGTCGCCACCAAGGGCGATCTTGGCGAGTTCGGCAATGCCGTCAACGAGGTCATCAACCCGAACGTGTGGGGCGTCATGGATGACGTGGTGACGGACGTGACCCGGGTCGTGTCCCTCGGCATGGTGGACATGCAGTCGAGCACCGAGCAGGCAAGGGAGCGGTTCTCCGCACTGGGCGAACAGCTTGCCCTCCTGCAGTCGACTGATGCCCCGGCGGCGCGTGCGTCATTCGAGCAGATGGTCGCGGCGACCGACGGAACTGCGGAGTCGGTGTCGAACCTTATCGACCTCATGCCGCCGTACAAGGACCAGCTGATCCAGCAGGCTCAGACTCTTGGGCTGACGACGGACAACGCGACGCTGGCGAAGATCGCGCTCGGAGAGATCCAGCCCCCGGATGCGGGCGTGCAGGGCGGCATTGAGGGCATCGGTGACGCTGCCGCTGAGGCCGGCCAGTCCCTCACGGACATGCTCGATGGGCTCCTCGCCCTGGGACTAGCGACGCTGTCCGAGCGTGACGCGCTCCGTGGCTACGAGGAAGCCGTTCGTGGGATCTCGGAGTCCATCAAGGAGAACGGCACCTCGATGGACATCACCACCGAGAAGGGATCCGCGAACCAGGCCGCGTTCGACGCGATCGCGGACGCTGGCATGCGCGCCGCGCAGTCGATGGCGGAGAACAATGCGTCGCAGAAGGAGGTACAGGGGCAGCTCCAGACAACATACGACGACCTGGTCACCGCGGCGGGGCAGTTCGGCAAGACGGGCGATGAGGCCGACAAGCTGGCCCGCGAGGTCCTGGGCATCCCTGATGGTGTGGACATCAAGACGTGGATGTCCGACTCGGCTGAGACGCAGGCGAAGAACACCGCCGATGCGGTGAACAAGATCCCGACGAGCGTCACGGTCAAGGTCGACATGGTGACCGACTCCAAGGTGACCAACATGCACTCCGAGTTGCTGAACCCAAACCGGTCCAGCAACTCGGGACCCCTGTATCGTCCGTCGCCAGGCCAGCCAGGCCCATGGAAGCCTCGCGCTGCGGGCGGTATCGACTACTTCGCAGCTGGCGGGTTCATGGACCCCATCGCGCAGATGGTGCCCCCGAACACTTGGCGCGTCGTCGGTGACCGTTCAGATGTGCCGGAGGCGTTCATCCCGCTGGACGGTTCGGCGCGATCGCGGCAGATCCTGCTGGAGACGATGCGCCGCATGCCCGGCATTGACTTCATGGCGCAGGGCGGTGTCTCCTCGGCACGGCGTCGACTGTCGGACGCGGAACGCGATCTCGAGCGGATCCAGAAGCGCGGGCAGACGACGACGGCGGAGGACCGCCGGCGTGAGGCCGCCCAGAAGCGTGTCGAGCAGGCGCGTGAGGCTGTGCGGCGTGCTGAGGAGCGCCAGCGTGAGGCTGATCGCAGGGCGGAGGAAGAGCGGGCCCGCCGTGAGCGTGTGGCGGGTCTGCGTACCGATCTCCGTACGGATGTGCGGCGGGGGAGCATCCGTGACCAGGTGACCGGGTCGCTCAGCGGCGGGTACTCCGCGGTCGATCGGCTGTTCGGTCTGGGTAAGAACGAGGACCTGTCGAAGAGTGCTCGCAATGTGGCGACGACGCGTGCCCGGAAGTTCGAGTCTGATCTGAAGCGCCTCTACTCGCAGGCAGAGCGAGTCGAAGAGAAGCTGAAGACGGCACAGGACAAGGCGAAGGAACTCGAGGGCATCCAGTCGTCCGTCGCGAGCTCCATCACCAGCAAGGCCTTCGACCTCGACGTCACCTCCCAGTGGTCTCAGAACGCCCGCGGTGTGTGGACCCAGACCAGTGGCGTGTCCGGTGTGCGCACGAACGCCGCCGCAGCCGCCGCGCGGGCAAAGGCCCTCATGCAGAAGCTCGGACAGCTGCAGAAGATGGGGTACTCCGGCGCGATCCTGCATGAGGTCGCGCAAGCCGGGTCGATCGAGGCGTCCATCGAGATGGCGGACGCCCTCCTCGCAGGCACCGGCGCCGACGTGAAGTCGATCAACGCGTCCTACGCGAGCATCGAGAAGTACGCGGCCCAGGCCGGCAAGTACGTCACCGGCGGGTTCTACAAGGGTGGCGTCGACGCCGCGCAGGGTGTCGTGAAGGGGCTCGAGTCCCAGCAGGCGAACATCGAGAAGCAGATCGCCGCTCTGGCCAAGGGCATGGAGGCCGTGTTCAAGCAGGTGCTTGGCATCCGCTCACCGTCTCGGGTGATGGCGGAGTTGGGTGTGTTCACGGCTGAGGGGCTGGCGCAGGGCATGCTGTCGGGCCAGTCAATGGTCGCGGACGCCGCGTCCACCTTGGCCGGTTTCGCTGTCCCGAACCTCCGCTACGACATCGACATGTCCGCGAACCCCGTGGTGGATGCGGACGCGATGGCTGCGGGTGCGGCGATGCAGGACATGTCCGCGATCACGCTCGCGTCGATGATGGAGATGCGTACTGCGGTGTCGGATGGGTGGGCGTCGATGCTCACCGACACGTCCGCGAAGCAGTTCTCGATGCGGGACATCACAGCCCAGCAGCAGGAGCAGATGCGGGCGGTCGTCCTCGGCAAGCAGACGGAGTCCCGCACGGCTGTGGCGACACAGCAGGAAGCCATGCGGGCTGTCATGGCGGACAAGCAGACGCAGATGCGTGACCGCAACCGGGCTGAGTTCGAGTCGATGCGTGTGACGACGGGCGAGAAGCTCACCTCCATGCGGTCCGCGTCGAACACGACGATGACCGGGCTGAGTGGCGACTACTCCGGTCACATGGGCGTGCTGAAGGAGCACAACCGGTCGGCGCATTCGATCATGGAGGACACGTCGAACGAGGCGTTCCGTGGCATCCGGTCGGGCATGAACACGCAGATGCGTGAGGCTCGGCCGGAGCTGGGCGGGAAGATGAACTCCCTCATCGACGTCCTCGCCAAGTTCACGTCGAGCGTGAACAAGGCGTTCGGTGACGTCGGGGTCGATCTGTCGTCGCCGCAGAAGCTCTCGTTCTACACGGGTGGCGTCATGCCCGGATACACGCCGGGTCGGGACGTGCACTCCTTCTACAGCCCGACCGCCGGCTCGCTGTACCTCAGCGGTGGCGAGGCCATCATGAGGCCGGAGTTCACCCGCGCAGTCGGTGGGGAACGGGGCGTGAAGGAGCTGAACGATGCTGCGCGTCGCGGGGATCATGAGCACCTGGATCTCGCCATGCACTTCGCTGACGGTGGCGTCATGCCGTCTTCCGCGCCCAGGCGGGGCGTGAACGCGTTCGCAGACTCCGGTGTGTGGCGTGGCCTGTGGTCGATCGTGAAGGGCGCATTCCCGCAGTCGCGACTCACGTCTGCCTACCGTGGCGGGTCCCGCACAGCGTCCGGCAACTCCTCCTACCACTCGCGTGGCATGGCCGTGGATCTCGCCGGACGATATTCGATGGATACGTCCACGATGGGGCAGATCGCCAGCTGGCTGATCGGGAACTACGGCAACAGCAACGAGATCATCTACTCCCCGCTGAACGGGCGGCAGATCAAGAACGGCCGCAACTACATGTACACGGGCGCGGTCCGGTCCATGCACTACAACCACGTGCACTGGGCGAACAGGAACGTTCCGGGTGGTGCGACGGGTGGTCCTGCAGGTGCGTGGGATGGGGATGTGTTCATCCCGCACCCGTTCCTCGATCGTGCTGGCGTGTCCGCTGGTGGGGATCTCGAGAAGGCGTACGAGCGGGCTGCTCGCAAGCAGGTTAGCTCGATCATCAACAAGCACACCGGCCAGCTCAGCGGGGGCGGATTCTCCCGGCAGCTCGGCACGGGCATCATGAACGCGACCCGTGACGGCCTCATCAAGAAGGCCACCGATTACGGGAAGTTGATGGGTGACGGGGGCATCCCCGGTGCCGCGAACGGGCCTGTGAAGCAGATGGCTCGCGAAGTCCTGGAGAAGATGGGGTGGGGCGACCAGTGGTCGGATCTCGACTGGCTGGTCACGAAGGAGTCGGGGTGGAACCCGAACGCCCAGAACCCCACCAGCACCGCCTACGGCCTGTTCCAGTTCCTCAACAGCACGTGGGGCTCGGTCGGTGCGACCAAGACGTCAGATCCGCTGAAGCAGATCCAGGCGGGCCTGAAGTACATCCAGCAGCGCTACGGCGACGTCAGGGGTGCACGCAGGTTCTGGGAGCGCAACAACTGGTACAAGGACGGCACCAAGAACGCGAAGTCCGGGTGGGCTGTCGTCGGGGAGGAAGGCCCCGAGCTGGTCAACCTCGGTGGGGGAGAGCGGATCGAATCGAACCGCAACACCCGCGCCGCCCTCGCCGCGAACCGCACTTTCCTGCCCGCCCAGTCACAGCAGATCGACTTCGACAAGCTCGGGCACGCGATCGCGAAGGCACTCCCGAACCAGGACATCGCCGCCGCACTCAACGGGGCGCAGATGACCCTGAACGTCGACGGGAAGGCGATGACTGGGTTCGTGCACACAGCGGTCGCGTCGGGCTATTCCGAGTCGAAGTCTCGCCTGTCCAAGTCCTCATCGAAGGTAGGTGCCCGCTGATGCTTGGCAACGGACAGTTCGACATCGCCGGATACCGGTTCGGGTGCGACACCCCCACGAAGGTCCTCACGCTGCAGACGGGCGGACTGTCATGGCGGGTCCAGGACCAGGAGAACCCTGTCGGTGATGGGGTGTGGTTCGGATCGGACTATGTCGATCCGGAACCGGTCGAGATGGACATCAGCGTCACCGGCAACACCCCCAGTGAGGCGCGGCAGGAGTTGGGCAGGTTCGCGAGGGCCTGGCACTCGTTCAAGCGGGACACTCCGGGCGCCGTGACCGCTCTTCGGTATGGGCTGCATGGGGAAGAGCGCGTCGTATACGGCCGGCCTCGGGACTTCACGTTCGATGAGACGACCCTCTACTCGCAGCCGCGAACCCGCGGGACTGTCCTGTTCGAGCGCGCCAGCCACTTGTTCTACGGGCCCGCCCGTGAGCTGCCGCTGACGATCACTCCCGGCCAGGCCGGAGGGCTCGTCTACCCGATCGTCTTCCCGTGGGGGACGGTGCAGGGCGGCGTCCGGCAGGGCGTGATCGAAGACGGTGGCGGCACGGTCGCGACGGACGACGTCGAGCTGACGATCCGCGGGCCGATCGCCCGCCCCGTCGTGTCCGGCCCCGGCTGGTCGATCTCCCTGGACTTGTCGCTGGCGTGGGATCAGGCGGTCACGATCAGCGCTCGCCGCAGGACGGCGCTGCGCGAGAACGGTGGCTCTGTGGCTGGGCGTCTGTCGCGGCGCACGCGCCTGTCGGACATCCGGATCCCGCCGGGCCCGTCGGAGATCAAGTTCGCGGGTGAGGACACCACTGGCACATCACAGCTGCTCGTCTCCTGGCGACCGGCGTACGAAAGCATCTGAGGAGAGACGTCATGGCATTGCAGGGAGTTCCGTGGGCGATCGGCGGATCCGGAGAGACGGACGAGAACGGCGTCCCGATCGGCGCGCACAACACGGTCGAGGGTGCCAGGCGTGCCCTGTATGACGCGACGGGTGGGGCGCGAGGCGTCACGAACCCGACTGACATGGTGGTGACGGAGCTGCCGGTGCCGGGGAACGCGGTGCGTGTGCACACGGGCTCCTGCAAGTCCCCGAACGACTACCCGGGTGGTGGCGCGCAGTCGTACTCCGGGTGGGAGATGTCGTCGACGGACGTCCCCGTCACGACCACCGGCAGCTCGGGCACGCGCATCAACTTCCTGGTGTGGCGGGTCGATGACCCCCAGTACGCGGGGCAGGCTCCGGCGGATGTGGTCAACGGTCCGTACAACCGGTACGTATGGCTGCCCAACAACCCGTACACGTCGCCTCCGGCGTTCCCGCATGTGCCGCTGGTCCGGCTGGAGCAGCCGGCTTCCACCTCGACGATCACGAACAAGATGCTGACGGACATTCGGGAGGTCGCGCTGACTCTTCTGCGGGGTCGACGCTGACCGTCAGGCACGCGGCCGGTGGCGAGTACTTCCCCGGCGGCGACGGCAGTCCGAATCAGTTCCGGGTGCCGGTCCCGTCATGGTGCAACCGGGTAATGATCGACGCGCAGTGGATGGGTGTCCGCTATCAGGCGGGTCGCAGCGTGTACGGCAACTACTGGGTGGAGTTCGGCGACGAGTACCGGGACCGGACGTGGCCGGGGAACCGGCAGTGGGAGTTCGGGACGCAGATCTTCGCGTTCAACTCCCCGGACTCGGGAGACGCGTCGCGCGACAACTGGCCTCTCATGGACGGCCTGGTGATGCCGGCGAAGCTGCGCGGTAAGACGGTCACGTTCGCGTTCAAGGCATCCCTGTCCGCAGGGTCGGATCTGGGCGTGTCGATGGATCAGCTTGGCGGGCTGGGGATGCGGTTGACGTTCGCGCAGACCGCGATCCGCGGTGATGAGGCGTTCTGATGACCGAGTGGCGGTTCATCGCTTCCCGCCTCGACGGGACCGGCGGTGAAGACTTCATCGACTTCGACCTGCCGCTGGATGAGCCGGAGGTGCATCAGGTCCTCAACGGGCCCGGCGGGCTGACCGCGTCGATTCCGCACGAGCACGCCCACCTGCGCGTCGATGGGGCGCCGGTGTTCGTGCCGTGGTCGACGGCGATCTACGCGGAGGCGTCTGGTGTCATCCGTGGTGGTGGCATCCTCACGGACCCGGTCGAGGAGGGCCCCAAGCTGTCCCTGGATTGTGTGGGGTTTCCGGGCTACCTCGGCGGGACTCGCTACACGGGCATCCGGTCGATCGAGCGTGGGGACCCCCTCAAGGTGTCCCGGCATCTGTGGGAGCACACGCAGGCCCGCAAGAGCTTCGACCTCGGAGTCGAGTTCGTGGGTGCGTCCTCGTCGCGGGAGATGTTCATCGGTGACGACGACGTCCCACCGTCCGCGACCCCGCAGAAGGTCGACCCCTACGAGCTGAACTACTGGTCCACCCACGACCTCGCGAAGGAGTTCGATCACCTCGCGGAGCTCGCCCCGTTCGAGTACCGGATGGAGCATGCGTGGGATGGCGACCGGATCCGTCACCGCCTCCGCTACGGCTACCCGACACTCGGGGCCCGCCGCACGGATTTGCGGTTCGTTGTCGGTGAGAACGTCCTCGAGATCCCCAAGATCGAGATGCCGGGTGAGGAGTACGCCTCCCACGTCATCGTCCTGGGGGCGGGCGAGGGCCGGTCGATGATGCGCGACGAGCAGTCCGTCACGACGGGTCGCCTCGGCCGCGATGTGGTCGTCTCCGACAAGACGATCACGACCCCCGCGCAGGCGAAGGCCCGCGCCCAGGCGGAGCTCAAGGCTCGCACCGGCACGCCGGACGTCACGGACCTGCAGGTCATCCAGCACCCGAACGCCGTGCTGGGCTCCTACCAGGTGGGCGACGAGATCGCCCTGACGACGGCGGGCGGGTGGACGGATGAGCGGGACCTGTGGGTGAAGATCCTCGGCATCCAGATCACACCCGGGACTGATGTGACGACGCTGCAGGTACGACGAGCAGAGAAGGTGAACTGACGATGGCGAACCCTCTCGACCCGATCGTCCGCGACCTGGCTGAGGTGAAGCGGCAGCTCGCCGGCCGCTCCCAGCTGAACCACTCCTCGCTCGAGAACACAGCGATCCCCGTCTACGACGGCGACGGCACGGAGCGGCTGCGGATCGGCGCGCAGGACGACGGCACCCACGCCATCGTCTACGTCCAAGGGCCCCCACCCCCGCGCCCGACCGCCCCGGTCGTGAGCGTGGACGGCCCGGTCGTCCGCGTCCGCTGGGACGGCATCCTCATGGGCGGCCACATCCCCGAAGACTTCGCCCGCATCGACGTGCACTTCGCGCTCGCCTCCGAGGATCTCGAGGATGCTTCGGCGGTGCGGGGGAACCTCGCGACCTCGGCGGGGAACGAGACCGTGCTGGCCGCGACGCAGACCGGCACGTACCGGGTGGGGTTGGTGGCGATGTCGCAGTCACGCGCCCGCTCGGAGATGTCCGATGTGGTCGAGGTCGACGTGACGCTGGTCGACATTGAGGGTGCTCTGGACGCGGTGGTGGAGAACGCTCGCGGCGGATCGAACCACTACACGCCCACTCCGCCGCCGGGACTGGATCATGGGCCGGATGATCTGTGGTTCGACACGAGCGTCGACCCGGAGACGGGTCTCACCTCGTATGAGGCGCACCGGTGGGATGAGGATGCCCAGGAGTGGGTGTCGATCGGTGATCAGCGCACGCAGGCGATCCAGGACGCGCAGCGCGAGTTCGAGTCGGTGGTGACGCAGGAGCTGTCCGATGTGCAGCAGGCGGCGGCGGGAGCCCAGTCGACAGCGGATGACGCGGCCGCGGCGGCTGGGACTGCCCAGTCGACAGCGAACACGGCCCGCGCTGAGGCGGAGTCGAAGGCGGCGGCGGCACAGCAGGCCGCGGAAGCTCATGCGGAGGCAGTTGCTGAGTCTGAGCGGTTGGCGGCGATCGCGGCAGCGTCGGATGACGCGACGGCGAAGGCGGCCGCGGCTCAGGCTGCAGCGACGGCGGCGGCCGCACTGGATGCGAAGACGAAGGCGGATGCTGCGCAGGCGGCGGCGGAGGCGAAGGCCCAGACCGCGCAGAACGCGGCCGATGCCGCTCAGGCCGCGGCGGATGACGCACGGCAGCGAGCAGACGCGGCTCATAGCGCGGCGGGGTCGGCGTCAGAGGCGGCTGAGGCGGCGATGCAGGCGGCGACGCACAACGCGAAGAACCTGTGGTCCACGTCCGACCCGTCTGGTACTGCGCCGCGGGGCACGATCTGGTTCAAGATCGACCCGACCACGAGGAACGTGGTCGGGCAGTGGCAGCAGACCGCGGGCAGCGATACGGCGTTCGGGTCGAACTGGGAGAGGCGCCAGCTCAACGACGCTCTGTTCGACAACATCGACGCGGGGAAGATCGGGACGGGGTATCTCGACGTCGCGAAGCTCATCCGCGCCGGCGCGATCCAGGCCGACAAGATCCTCGTCGGTGGTGCTGGGAACTTGCTGACGAACCCCGGGTTCATCGGCGGCGGCGCGGGGTGGAACCTCTCGTCTTACAACCCGCAGATCTCTGCGTCGGGTGGGCCTACGGGTGAACCAGTCTTGTCGATTCAGCACTCTGATCCGAATGGCGCCGTGTTTCCTTACCTGGGCGGACTGGTGCAGTCAGTCGCAGGGTCGTTCGCTCCCGACCTCGCAGCGGTCGAGGTGGGCAAGCGGTATTCGGTGTCCGTGTGGGTGCGAGCAGACGTGGACATTCCTGTCGGCAATGCGGGCATGGGATTCCGGCTGCGTGAGCTGGGGTCCGCAACCCTGGGGTGGGCAAACCCGGCGACGGCTACGAACCGCGCTGTTGTCCCAGCGAACACGTGGGCGAAAGTCGAGGGAGAGGTACTGGTGCCAAGTACGGGCACCTGGAATCGGCTCGCGTTCGGGTTGCGCGCTAACGGCGCACTGAACGGTCGCCGCGTCGAGTTCTCGGCCCCTGTCATGCTGCCGATGGTCGGTGGCACTCTCATCGAGCCGAACTCGATCAACACGCCGCACATCCTCGCGGGGGCGGTCACCGCCGAGTCGGGCATCATCCAGTCGATCGACGCGGGTGTGATCACGGTCGGGTTCATGCACGGCGCCCGGATCGCCGCGGGCACCGTCGACACGGAGCAGTTGGCGTTCGGGGCGGCAACGGGCGACATCCTCGCCGTCGACGCGCTCGACTTCAAGAGTGCGCGGGGCCTCGACATCCGTTCCTCGTCGTTCCGTGCGGGTGACACCGTGGAGATCACGGAGGATTTCGGGATCCGCCAGTTCGGGCCGGACGGTGCCCTGAACGTGAGCCTGCCGTCTGACGGCAGCGAGGCGCAGTTCCGGGGCGACCTGTCCGCCCGCACCCTGACGGCGACCGGGCGTATGGCGATCCAGGGACCCGGCGCGATCGCATCCGGTGGTGTCCTCGAGCTCGAGTCGGGTGTGGTGCCACCGACGGCGGCCCCGCAGATCACGAACGTCTGGGACCGCACCGCGTTCCCGCCGCTGGCGGAGGGCGAGTCGCCTGCTGGGCTGGCATGGGCGGATGGGCATTTCTGGCGGTGCGTCACCACCTCAACCCCACTGTCGGAGGGTGGCCGTGTCCGCATCGAGAA